GGGCTGCCCTAACGCCCAGTCAAAGATACACTAAGTTCATCCTTTAGCGTTCTCCGGGCCCAGAGTGGATATAACGAGTTATCGTAGTGCATCCGTGACTAGACGTTTTGATTTCTTTCCATACCGACAGCCAATATGGAGATAGATTGTTACTACTAGTGATAAGTCTCGCACAATCTAACCTTACTTATCACACCCAAACACTTATGGGATTTAATTAGGATTCACGAATGAAGAGCCTACACTTTGGAGCGGATAGGGGGATTCGAACCCCACTCAGCACGGCTTGGAAGGCCGGCGACACAACCCGTGTGCTTACCCGCAATATATAAACGTATAGGCTCCTACTGAAAGTGCTATACAAACTCACCCACGTCTTTGTTTAATTTGCTCGCTCTATGAGCGCTATGGGCTTAACCGCAATACTTGGTGGAGAATAGGAGGCTCGAACTCCTGACCCTCTGCTTGCAAAGCAGATGCTCTCCCAACTGAGCTAATTCCCCTGAATATGGGCGGGAGCAAAGGATTTGCACCTTTGAAGTTGCTGATGTTTCCATTCAACACTCCCGTTATTGGCCGAAAGGGTAAGATTAGAACCTACGACATTTTATTAATCTTTACCTTTTTCACCATATTTAGTTGATTGCTTAAGATTATCTTTTTTCTTTTGTGTCCACGATTTGGCCATGATAGCTCTCCTTTGTTAATGTTGTCATTGGCGGAAGCGCAGGGATTCGAACCCTGGGTAGAGTTTCCCCCACGCTGCTTTTCAAGAGCAGAGCCTTAAACCACTCGGCCACACTTCCTTATTTTGGTGCTCCCGGTAGGGATCGAACCTACGACCTACCCGTTATGAGCGGGCGGCTCTACCACTGAGCTACAGGAGCGTTATTTGGTACCCGCGGCCGGACTCGAACCGGCACGCCTTACGGCAGAACATTTTAAGTGTTCCAAGTCTACCATTCCATCACGCGGGCAATTGGCGCTCCCTGAAGGATTCGAACCCTCGACCTGCCGATTAGAAGTCGGCTGCTCTATCCAGCTGAGCTAAGGAAGCATTAATAGTTTAAGGTAACATAAACCGTATGTAATTGCCAGGTGGTCCAGACCCCACCCAAGCCGAACAATAGCATCTCAATCGGTAAGTGAGATTACCTCTCAGGAATTGAGCCATTGAACCTAACGACAATATACTAACAGAACTACTCTCACATAGTTGTCACCTTAATTCTTTAGTAAGGGCAACCGGTACTACGCAATGAGCCTGCCGTTGTTATCCCTTACCTATGGCTCTACCCACTCGACCCTAGGGCGACTTAGCTGTCTTCGGATTACAAAGATAGTACCTTAAATGTAATTGGCTCGGGTGGCTGGAATCGAACCAGCTCCTCTAAGGGGCCTCCGGTTAACAGCCGGGCGCATTACCATTCTGCCACACCCGAGCAAATTACATTTTTCTCTTTTTCCCATTCTGAGGTTTAAATTCGGGAATAAACTCTATTTACAGCTGCACATTGTCATCACCACCATGCTTCCCCGTTTTACAGGGGCTATGTCTGTCCTATGTGCATGTGAAAACAGAGTTACTGTTTCCAGTCTATCATCGGGTTGCCCCTAAGACTAATTCCAAATTTTCAAATAACGTGGATATATTTATATCCTTTAGTAATCTTGGCCCAAACTTATTTACTAACGACGCGCAGGCTACGTCAAGCAATATATCTCTTTACGTCGTTTTCCATACTTTAGCATGGGGGAGTCGACAACCACTCAATATGCTCCGCTTTATAAGGATTAAGTTCTTACCGCCTGATCGGGTTTTCCTCAATCCTTATATTAGTAATATATACTATTTTCTACGAATGTCAACCATTAAATTTACTTTTTTCGAAAAAAACTTCACCAACAATATTGTAATGATGAATTGCTCGATGAATGATTTGCCACTTAATCCAAGCCTCTAAACAGTGATCCTTTTCCCAGAAGAAGATAAAGTCAATTAGCCAAACAAGATTTACTTTACCATCTTTCTTTCTCCGATATTGAGTTGCTGACAACGTCTGGTTCATTGAACCTCCGAATACGACGTTTATCATAATAGAAAAGGTTACGCAAACCCTGTTGAGGTATTTTGGCATTTTATGTTTTTATTGAATTTATAATGTAAGTATATTCGTTAGGTTTTTGTGTAGTGCTAGGTTTCCCATGAATGTCAATTCCAGTGTCGTTGACATTGATTTCAATACCTAAATCTCGAGCTTGATCCAATACGATTTTGCTTATCGCAACGCCGCGGTTTTTGTAATCATGCAGCATGTTGATGAGTGTGTTTTTAATATTCATATTGTATCTCCTTTTGATATAATTAATATACCATAAGGAGATACGAATGTACATAGTTAATTTGCACTTTTTTAAGCTTTTTCTGTACGCCCGTGAGCTACACCATCCGCACCGAAACTAGCTGCCCAGCTATCTGGCTTCAGCTTTGGCGTGATACCAGTCATACCTAGAACATAACCAGCTGCTTCACTTGCAGCACAGTTCGAACCATGCATTGGGTCGGTGTTGATATCAAGATGAATTTCATTCTCAAACTCATCAATGAATGGCGCAATCTGAATATACAGATCACAGACTTTACGAACTTCAGTCAACATTCTCATCTTAGGACGATTTGACTTTAGATCATAGTCCGGCTCGTGGGATACATTTGAGAAGATCCGACAACCTTTATTACCGTTCATATGAACAATAGCAACAGTAGCAAATCTGCCCCAAAATCTATCACCCTTGACATAGCGAACCGAGTCACAACCAAGGTAAACCTTCGTATCTTCATTACAGTCGATTAGTAGATCAACCATATCTGTAATTTGTTTCTCAGTAAGCATATCATTCTCTCTTTATATTGGTAGCCCCAACGGGTATCGATCCCGTTCCTCCGCCTTGAAAGGGCAGTGATCTAGCCAGTAATCTATGGGGCCATTATTATGCAGTAAAGTGGTCAATATCTCCAATGAGCTCAATTGACTCATATCCATCGTATTCCTCAACACGGAAATCGGTTCCTTCATCAATCCATTCAATTTCAGCTTGTGATAGGCCGCCAGCATAGGGAGCAGATTTGCCATAGTGATCTAAAGGTGGAGCGCCGGCTTTGCCGCCTTCAATCCATTTTACAATAATAGGATCAAAGCAAATTTTGCTCTCGTTCCAAGTTGACCAACCAGCGCCATATCCTGGGGATACGATTACTGCTACTTTTCCGTTACGAACTACTTTTTCCATCATATATATCCTTTTTTGGTTGTCTCAGGGAGAATCGAACTCCCATCTAACGGTTATCAGCCATTTGCTCTACCGTTGAGCTATGAGACAGTAAATTTCACTCTACCTCTATACCAATCTACAGGTATAATAGAGTCTTTTTTAATTTTTTTATTTTCTTTGCCATTAGTAATCCACATAGTGCCAAACTGAGAATTTTTAGCGCCTTGATTCTTGGGCTTTCGGAGTTTATTTTTTGTTTCTTCCGTATGTGATTTACCAGTAAATGTTCCGCGATTAGTTTTAAAGTATTCTTTCAAGCCATTTGATTGAGCGGCAATGCATTTTTCTCTATATTCTGCATCATTTTCCATTAAAAGCTTTTTAGCTTTACCGCCATTGATAGCAGCAATTTTAATTATCTCTGGATTTCTTTTGCGCTGCTCATCAATGGTTACATTTAATTTGTTTATGTTTATATGTCCAAATCCACCGTTACCTCCAGGACAAAGATTGTAGTTAGTATCTTCTTTTACAAACTCTTCTGTTACCAACTCACCTTCTTTGGCATTCATATCAGCTTCATTATCAAACTGAAATAAAATCTCTTTGGTAAAGTTTTCTAATCCATATTTGTTAATAGCATATCTAAGCAATTTGCCAGAACCCATATAGCCGTCATGAAGGTCTTTGGTCTGGTGTTTACCGATATAAATTTTACCATCAAGTTTGTTGGTAATCTTGTAAATTATGTAGAACATGAAATGCACCTATAGTTTTATTGTCATTACTATTTATACATTTCATGTTCTCTATGTCTGTGTAGGAGGACTCGAACCTCCGGCCTCTGCATTCCAAGTGCAGCACTCTACCAGACTGAGCTATACACAGATATTTTGGTGGAGTAGAAGAGGCCGTGTAGTCACCTCTCTCACTGGCAGTCCAGCCCTCCATTATACACTCAAGGCTACCCCATAACTTTTGGTGCATATGGATGGAATCGAACCACCGACACTCTGGGCTTCAACCAGATGCTCTACCCCTGAGCTACATATGCAAAATTTCAGACCGAGAGCAAGTTTGCTACAGGAGTCGAACCTGTGTTTCCCAGCGGGCGCTCGGCGTCCTATCCACTAGACGAAGCAATCTACTACTTGCATATCTCGGCAAAGATACATCTTGAGTAGTCTCTCGGTCAAGGTGATTGCCGTCACCTATTCTATTACTTAGAAGATACACTGTGTTGGACTCGAACCAACTCCTCTTTGTCAAAACTACTAACAGATACGGAGTTTGTACTTCACTCTATCTTACTGCTTTTGCCCAAAGAATATTCACCCTTGAACTTTCAGTGTATCATCAAAATAATGGTGAATCCGCTGAGATTCGAACTCAGGACCTGCCGATTAAAAGTCGGCTGCTCTACCAACTGAGCTACGGATTCATTTATTGGCGAGGGTACTAGGAATCGAACCCAGATTTGCGGAGTTGGAAGCCGCCGTGTTACCATTACACTATACCGACATATTGGCTGGAAGGGCAGGACTCGAACCTGCAACCACCTGAATCAAAATCAGGGGCTCTACCAATTGAGCTACCTTCCAACAAAATGGTGGGTGTCCTAGGAATCGAACCTAGCGTGCGTTTCCGCGATGGAGTTACAGTCCACTGCCTCACCTTGAGGCGACACACCCGTTATTTGGAGGTCGGTGCGTGAATCGAACACGCTACTTTTCAGTGCTATGGATTTGCAATCCAACCCCTTACCATCCGGGCCACCGACCAATTCTATTTTCAACTGCCGACCGTTTCTGCGCAAGTTGCTACTCGGGGTTTCCCTGTTACAGTTGGCCCTACCACCCGCTCGGCATGTGAAAACAGAATTAACTGTTTCTTCTGGGATTTTTCAGCTTACGCTTCCATCCTCCAGGACGCCCATTTGAGTTTGTTTATAGTGGTTACTCGCAGTCTCGTTCCGCTTATCCACTTTGGAAAGATTGATGTTATCTCTTCGTTTCCGATGTAACTAACATATACTATAAAGATACGTATGTCAACCATTAATTTTGGTAAAGTTGAAAAGAATTGAACTTTTTCATCGGGCTTATGAGACCCAAGTCCGGACCACCGGCAACTTTATGTAATAAAAAACCCTCCGAAGATTTCTCTTGGAGGGTTTTAAAAAATAAGTATGTATGTATACTTTACTCTTTAAAAACCTCCATGGTGCCAATCCAGTCACGACCCATAGAGAACGCCTGTGTCGGTTCATTACAAACGACAGCATTCTTGTTTATGAGTGGATATGTGTAACTGATGGTCATTGAAAGATTTATTTCCTATTTGATTTGTACTATTATTTATAACACAAAGTAGCGCCGATGTCAACTTTTTTTTAGTTTTTTTTAAGATTAATTTTAAAAACTACCGTCGCCAAATGTTCTAGTATTTTCTACCTCAGTGGCAAATTCTTCGTATCCACCAATGTAATTTTTGTTCCACCAAATTTGAGGTACTGTTTTTGGTTCACCACCATATTGTTCTACTAATTCATGTTTAAACTTTTCATATGTAATATCTTTATATTCATAAGATAGATTGTTTCGTTCAGCAAGCTTTTTGGCTCTTAAACAAAAACCACAAGTAGGTGTACCGTAAATAACTACCATTGCCATTAGTTGTCTCCTAAAATATACGCGCCCTCAGGCAAATTCATAGATGCCATGATTTCTCCAAACTGATCTGGTGACATTTCTATAAGCGAGTATTTATTTGTATCATTATCAAACTGGCGGATGTATACAATATCATCATAAATTAAAAACTGAACATCTTCATATTCTCCAGTTTGATCTAATACTGTAACCGCGGTTTCATCCCAATCCATTTCTACCGTAAACATAATGCTCTCCTAAATGTCCTTTAAAATTTTAAACGTTTCTTGCCAGTTTTTAACGTGGTAATTTATTCCACTTTTGTTAGCTTTTGCTAAAGGATAGTCGTTTCCACCAGGTTTCATTTTATCGCCAAAGAAATGTATATTATCGTTGTTATTAAAATCAGCTAAAACCTGCGATTTGTCCTTTCCTATAGGATATATATCTATTCCCGTGTCACCGCCAACTGTGGCGTGCAATCCTAGAGATTCTGATCCAAATACGTAGTTAAACGTGTTTGCAATAAAGGTTCTTTCGTTTTTTAAGGTGTCATACTCAACGTATAAAAGTCGTTCTTCTTGAGTAGCGTTTCGTCCAACTACACTGAAGTTACACGTGCCTGGTCGTTCTTCTATGTGGTTTCCTGTGCGCAACGGAAATGCGCTTTTATTCATTTCATTAATCAACCATTCTTTAGGTGAGTCTGGCAATTTCCAGTTTGAAGAATTAACAACTTTACCTTTAAATCTGACTTGATTTCCACTACAGTTATAAACAGACATAACACTTTCGCAAATCTCTGGACCAAGTTGCTCAAGCGTTTTTGAGTAATCAGACCCAGTTACAATCCACACCTTTTCGCGTTTGATAAAATCAATGAAAAATTCTTTAAACTTAGAGTCAATAGATTGTCTGCTTGGGGTAAGCGTTCCATCTACATCAAACATATATTTAATTGCTTTATTCATTTTGAAAGCTTGTTTATTTTGCTTTCGATGCTATCAAGCCGCTCAATGAGCATATCAAACAATTCCTGCGTAGTAGGTTCAGGGGGTACGGACTCGACAATAGAAGCCATTGACATGTCTGCGTCAAAATCAATTTCGTCAATTACATCTTTACTTTTAAAGAATTTAAACATTATGAATCTACCTTTATACATTCTATAGTTTCGTTATCTTGAAATGGCCCGTATTCAACTTTAAAGACAAACGCAGAAACTTCACAGTTGAGTTCATTACTGTAAGTTTTAATATGTGTGTATTTATAGTCGCCGCTATCTAAGGATGTGATTACGAACAACGCAAACATATAGTTTATCATACTTCGCAAACCCTTTTTCTGAGATCACTTGTACTAAACCGATGATCTCTTTTATTAAAATATAAATCTATATCGCGCTTAGCGCATATAGCACGCCCTGTAAACTTACCGTCGCGATATTCTTCTCCTAATATTCTAACATCAATTTCGTACATTGTCAATATGTCTTCAACATCTTTTTCTGAAGCGTACGGAATAATTTCATCCACATATTTCACCGCTTTTAGCTGTGTATACCGTTCTACTATCGTCTGTATAGGTTTGTTTTTTTCTGCTCTATCTACTGATGGATCCAGTTGAAGACCACAAATTAAATAATCACATTGTTCTTTCGCTTCTCGAAGCATTTGTACGTGACCTGCGTGGAGTAAATCAAATGTGCTAAATGTTATTCCAACTTTCATATGTTATTCCTTATTATTTTTTAGAAATACTTTGAGAGTTTTTCCATCATCTTGAAATGAAATTTCCACATCAGATGCTTTATACTCTGCATAGCTACGACCTTGGCTGTCGATAACCTCTACGCGATTTACATCAGCATATGTTTGAACATATGCGGCCGCATATGTTTGGTTGTGTTGAGTGAACCACTGCTCATCTAGTGGCTTTCTTCCTTCAGGCAATGGCATCACACGTCCTCCACGAATTTTCCATCAACAATTTTCATATATTTCGCAGGAGCACTCAAGTCTCCAACTCGTTTGAAGTATGCACGACCGCCATCAACAGCACAGTTGCCAACTTGTCGGTAGTCGTGACGGTGTTGAGAGTATTCCCAACCATTAGGACCTTCAACCATACCAAACTCTGCTTCTTCAATCATATCAGCATTTGTGATCATAATTGTACCATCGCTGGAAAAAGATGGATTGCGATACAAACCAAAATAGCGGTTACCGAANTCAGGATGAGGTGTTTCNCGATAGAAAATATCCATAGCATGCGCTTCTGATTCGATAGCAGANGTGCAAACATATGATACAGGAACACCGTCTTTTTTAGAATACAGTTCGCATACACGCTTCGTGTCAAGGATTGGTGAGTGTTTGATGTTCATGATATATTCCTTTTATTAAAGCTAATATAAATCATCCTAGATAGAATGTCAACTGTTATTTTAGTTATTCTTAAAATTCCAGTTGTAATCATTCCAATCAGGTCTAGTTTTAATCAGCTCTACACTATCTGTGCTACTAGATTTTTGGTTACTGACGGCACGCCATATGTTGTAAAGATTATCGTTTAATGTGTAATTAGATATTTTGCAACTATATACAGAACCAGTTTTACAAGTAATATGTAAAGTATCGGGTGTACATTCAACATTAACAATGCTTTTACTTACTCGCCAGTCATCACTGTTTCGAGGTTTTTCTACAAATCCAGCTAAAACCCGATGCTCAATGCTATCATTATTAGTAAATTTAAGAATAACCCAAGCATCAGGTTTGTAGACACGATTAGACACGACTATTGACTTTCCATTTATAGATATGATCAAGCTTTTGCTCTTCAGACCAATCTTTAAGATAATCATTATCGCGATCAAACATCTGAAGAACACGTTCTTTATCAAGAATAAACGCATCGACTGTTTGTTCACCTAACCAATGCTGAGAAAATTCATCAACTTCTTCCATTGTAACTGAATCTTGTGCCCAGTCAAGAGCATCTTCTGCAGTCATTTCTTTTTCTTCATTCATTTTTTGCAGTTCACTTACAGGAATGCAATAACGCATTCTATGGCTAGAAACCATAGTTACCATAACAAAACGATCTTCATCTTCTTTAGACATATTATTCTCCTAATATTAGATTAATCTTCAAAGTAAAAAATGTGGCTGCCGATACGGGCAATACGATGCATAGATGGAGCCCAGTAGGCTTTCATCCAATGTGCGTGATAGTGCGTTGCGCCCTGTGTGATTCCACGATATTCGCCGTTGATGTACATATCACGGGCATACTTACGAGACTTTTCCCAAGCATCATTGTCATATGGTGTGTCGTGCTTTCCATCACAGTACCAGCTAAACTGACACGAACGACTACCTTTTTTATATCCTTGTTGTACTACTTCGCAAGGTGTATTAGGATAACGAGTAGTTTGAACGCGATTAAGAACTACATCAGTTACTGACATTGCATCTGCTAGTGTTTTTGCACTTGTTTCAAAGTAGATGTTTAGAGCCAAACATTCCAGCTGCTTTTCTTCAAATTGCTTTTGAATAGCGTTGTTTTTATTCTCTGCAATTGCTGCTCCTGAGGCCAGAAAACCTGCAAAAACAAGAGAATTGATAGTTACTGCAGCGATAGATTTGCCAAAACGTTTCATTTTGTATCCTTGATTTATATTACTTTACTAGTATAAATCACTTTTAGCTATCTGTCAACCATTATTTTGGCCAAAATTACTTTTTATTTGTGTTAGCACATTTTTCAATTTAAAAACAATGCCTGTACGCTTGGCGTCTTCTGACCAGTAACTCTCATCACTGGTCAGATCTGACAATACCTCAAGAAGCATCATGTTTTGGTTGCGGACTATGTCGTGTTCCCTATACATTTCATTAATCTCTCGGTTGAGTTCTAAAATTTCTAGGCGGAGGGCATCAATCCCTCTTTCATTAACCTTTACTTTCATATTTTTCAATAAACTCGTAATCGGCCTTGTAAATTGATTTAATAAAGTTAATTTGTTCTTCTGAGAAATCCTCCGCAGTAATTTCTTTTTTGGTCTGATTAAGTTTATGTGTTACATTAAATGTAGATGAAACGTCGTGCTTGTGAACAATTGTAAACTTACTAAATTTGTTTGTGTCTACAAACCATGCCTGTGGATGGAAATGGTGCAACTGATGACTAGAAGCAACCTTATGAAGATTCTTAAAGAACAAATCAATTTTTTCCTGTTTTGTACATTCACTGAGTTTTGATCCAAAGGAAGCAAAAATATCTTCACCGTAATGGTAATATCTTTGCTTTTCTGTTAGGTATCCATTAATACATGAAACGAATCTTTCTACTGGGTCAGAAAACACGACAATTGGCTTTCCACGAGTATCATCGTATTCGTCTGTATCGCGGAATACTTGTCTACGATCAGGGAACGATTCCTTAATTGTAACGCTACAACTGCGTGGAATTTCAAACCAATTTCTTTCTCCATCAAGATTATACATCAGTGGAAACTTTAACTTTTGGCACCAAAAACAATCACACGAGTTAAATGTAAACTCTTCATCTAAATTTGTCGGTGGTAGTAAAAAGTCTCTAATATCTGGATCGTCAAATAAAATCTGAGGTAGTTTTTCTACTGGGTAGCGCTTAAGCTTATGATTAGCATTACCATCCGGTGCTGGACCTTCTTCTGCAAGTCGCATGTTCCAGTTGCCATAGTCACTGTAGCCTTTAATATCTTCCATCCAATCAAATTTATCAAACGCATGTGCAAAAGATTGTGCTTTTACTTTTCGCATTTCTGGTGGACCCATCCAAGCAAAGTGCCATCCCATATCTTGAATAACTTGGTTATTATGCGTTGGCCAACGAACTGGCCAGTCAATTGCGCCACATCTAATTCTATTAATAGAAGTTTTCATAATTTGTTGCTTACTTGCAAAAAACATTGCTTTCCACCACACAACAGGACTTTCATCTCTGTTATAGGCTCTTAAATCTGCCCTGCCTTGAAGATATGCGAGTGGAATTTTGAGAATAATATCTTGATGAGCTTGCGCCATTCGGGCAACCCATTTTACATTTTCCGGCCTAATAATTTCGTCAGCATCACCATATAAAAACATGTCGTTATTTGCAAACGGTCCCATAGCATCCATTACAGCATCTTTTTGAAGACGTTCTCTGGCGCGAGCATATACAGAGTCTTCTGACTCACCGTTTACTCCTGCATTAATCTTATCAATCTTTTCAACGACAATATCTTCTTTTTCCGGAATGTGGTGCTCAACATAGTGGATTTTTTCCATAGGCAATCCGTGTTTTCTTGCAATTTCAAGAAACTTGCGTTCTACCGGTTTACCACTATGAGTTTTATCCGACTCAACAATAATAAATCTATCGACGACGTCGTTTAAAAGATTAACTCTTAATTTCAAAAGCTCCTCTCCAGTTGGAGCGAAAAATGGAAAGCAATCTACAATCATTATTTAAGTCCTTTCTAGTACGGTTAACCCGTTATTGTTTGTTCTAAATTCTTTAAATTTCCAATGAGGGTTCTCAATAATAAAATCAATAATTGGTTTAATAAGGCCTTCACCAGCTATAGGCCGCTTATCAGCAAAGTCTCGCCAATTTTGTTTTTCATCTCTACATCCATATGTATGTGTATCATGGAACACTAAATATTTTTTAGCTTTATCGCCATGGATTTTAAGTTCTCGTTTTAGTTGAGAACCAGAATGCCATGTATCAATAAAAAGCAAATCGCATTCGTCTATTTCAATGTTTAAAACGTTTGCCTTTTCATATGTAACATCTTTACCTACGGCTTTTGCCTTTTGAAATAATGCTTTGACCTCATCGTTTAATTCTATGTCATATGAACGTAATGAAGCATTTGTATTGAGAAACGCGCGTGTACTTGCGCCATCCCTCACACCCATTTCACAAATTCTATCACACTCCATACCTAACGTGTACAGCAGCTCAATGTGCTCGTTAATATCCGAAAATGTATTTTTAACTCGGCTATATTCGCCTTCGATAAATTGTACAAAGCTCATACGTCTAACCACCTTCTATTTTCTAGTGTCCAATGGACTACTTCATTAATTCTTTCTTCTACAGACTTTGGTTCCCATCCCATTTTCTTCATACGTTCGCCGCTAAGAGCATAACGCAAATCATGACCAGGGCGGCTACTATGGAAATCCATAAATTCATAGTTTAGTTCTTTACCTTGAGCATCCGCAATCATTTGAGCTAGTTCAAGGTTATTCAACTCTGTAGCGCCACAAATATTAAACTTAGGACATTTAATACCAGTATTATTTTCGATATTCAAAGTATCATCATGCTTAAGTAAGAACAAAGTAGCATCAGCAACATCTTCGGCGTGAATATAATGACGTGATCCTGGAATTGTTTTACTTGCATCTGAGTGGATAGTTACTGTGCCACCATCACGCACATTGCGAATAGTCATAGGAATAAACTTTTCGGGATGTTGACGTTCACCAAACACATTCATTGTATGCGTAATATAGATTGGCATGTTATATGTATTTTGGTATGCTACGCAAAGTTCCTCAGCACCTGCTTTAGATGCAGAATAAGGATTCGTAGAATTATAGCGATCGTATTCGTCGTATTTAATACCTTCAGGAGCTGGTCCAAATACTTCATCGGTTGAGAAGTAAAGGAAGCGTTCTAGGTTTTCTTGACGACGACCATAGTCTAATAGGTTAGCTGTTCCTACAACATTATCCATTACAAATTCCATTGGCCGATCGATTGAACGATCAACGTGAGAACCTGCTGCAAGGTGTGCAATGATATCAACCGGGCCAATGTCTGCTTCAAGCATTGGGTTGATTTCTGCTTTTAAATCGTGGAAGATTGTTCGTACTCTTTTACGTTCTTCTGTTGTTCTATCTTGTAGAAGATCATGCAAACGATTTAAGTTGCCACTATAATCTAATCGATCTAGTGTAACAATATCCCAGTCTGTATGGATAAGTACTTGGTTGATTAAGTGGTGTGCAATAAAGCCGCCGCCACCAGTAATAAGAATGCGTTTTGTCATTATATCTCCGTCATCAAAAACATTGTGTAAAGGCTATCACTTTATAGCCATATTAATCTTATTTATTTACAATTGCAAGGTGCTGGTTTTGGCGGATTCGATAAAAGTAACCTATTTAAACTATCACACCAAGACTCGTGCGCTTGATGTTTTTTATTTGATCCAGCCAATTTTCTCTCCAGCTTTAATTCTACGTTCAGCTTCTTCTTGCGATCCCGGATAGCGCCATGCCCATGTAACAATTAAAGCAAAGGTAATGAATAAGTATAATGTTGCTTTTTCATTACCAGTACCGAACCACATAAACGCTAAAGATGTACTCATTACTGCGACCATCAGCCATTTAGCCGCCGTTGGATATACACGATATTTAGACCAGTTTTTAACAAATGGGCCAAACCGCGGGTGGTTCATAATCCATGCATGCAGCCTATCACTTGATTTAGCAAAGCAGAATGTTGCTCCAAGAATTGGCGTAGACCATGGCAATCCTGGAATCAACACTCCTAAATATGCGACTCCTACTAAAATAATTCCTAATGTAAACCAAAATAACTTTTTAATTTTACTCATGTTTGTTTCTTCTTTCCATAATTTTCTGCTAAAAACCGCAGATTCAAGTTGATTCATTTTTTGGTTTTTCTTTAACAAACGGAACACCACCATCTAAATCTGCATATGGAGTTTTGGTTGGTTTACCTGCCTCCAATTTGTAGATTTTTGCTCCTGTTCCGTCGTATTCCCATTCTCTTTTATCTGGGTCAAGATCCATTTCCATATTAATACCTTTCATAGCCACCATCCTAATTTAGCACCATTGTGTATAATAATCATAAAGCATGTAATAATATGCACAATCCACCAAAACGTTCGAACTAAAGCAATAGCATCTGCTTGAGTGTCGGTTTCACCTACTTTTTCTCCTAGGCTTTTAGCCCAGATTCTCCATACTTTTTTTAACATTCAAGAACTTCCTTTAACGCAGTTACTAACTCCATCATCATTACATCAGTGTGATATGGCGTAGGTGCTATTCGCAATCTTTCAGTTCCTGGCTCAACAGTTGGGCTATTAATAGCTTGAATGTATATGCCATATTCGTTAAGTAACTTGTCACTTGCTTCTTTACATTTAAAAGCATCGTTAACCATTACTGGAACGATGTGAGCACAGGCGTTTTCATGTACTTTAATATCACGCTTTGCTAGCATTTCTTTTAGCTGATTTGCTTTTGCTTGGTGTTGATCTCTAAGGTAACCATGATCTTTAAGATAAGTTATGGAGGCGAGAGCCCCAGCACATATGACAGGTGACATGCTAGTGGTAAAGATGAATCCACTAGCAACCGATCTAATAGCGTCAATGACTGTTTCGTTTCCTGCAATATAGCCTCCTTGAACACCGTAGGCTTTACCTAATGTTCCGTTAATAATATCAATATCATCAGACCAAAGATTAAGCTTTTCGCAGTATCCACCGCCGGTTGGTCCGTATAGTCCGACTGCATGCACTTCATCGATATATGTTAGTGCACTATACTTTTTGGCAAGTGTAACAATATCTTTAATAGGAGCAACATCACCATCCATGCTATAAACAGACTCAAAGACAACAATGGGATTGAGTTTTTCTTTTTTTGCAGCCTTGAGTTGCGATTCAAGGTCGTTCATATCATTATGAATGAATACCTTTTTTTGAGCCCGAGAGTGTTTAATTCCCATAATAAGCGATGCGTGATTTTTATTATCAGAAATAAAACAAACATTTGGGATAATTCTACTTAAAGCAATAAGAGACCATTCGTTAGCAACATAAGCACTTGAAAATAACAATGCTTTATCACGGCGGTGAAGGCTTGCTAATTCTCTTTCAAGAGTAACGTGAAATACAGATGTTCCTCCAATATTTCGCGTGCCACCTGACCCCGAACCGGTTTGGTCCAGGGCGGTGTGCATTGCATCGATTACGAATTGATTTTGACCCATCCCAAGATAATCATTAGAGCACCAGTTAACGATATTTTTTGGTGCGTACTTTCCGTACCAAATAGCTCTTGGGAATTGTCCTTTTTCTCTGATGATATCATTAAATACTCTGTAACGACCATCTTCTTTGTAGTCTTTTACTACGTTATCAAAGTATTTTAAATAACTCATAGTTAGGCTTCACACGCCGCACAGTCCGCAGACATTACACGTTTACGCGTTAACGATTGAGCAGCTGACATTGAATATGCATAGTACAAGCTTTTTACGCCCATTTCTGCTGCATATAGATATAGTGCATTAATATCTTTAACTGTCATATCGGGATCAAGCATTAGGTTCAAACTTTGGCTTTGGTCAATATATTGTTGACGCATAGCTGCTTGGTCGATGATTACATTAGGGTTAATTTCAGAAAACGTTTTAAATACAGCGCGTTCATCTTCTGTTAAAAAATCAAGATGTTGGACCGAACCATCGCGATTTTTAATTGATTCCCATACATCGACGTTATCTTGATCTTTGGCTACAAGCAATTCCTTGAGGTAAGGATTGCGAATAGTAACTTTCATTTTCGCAAGGTCTTTAACATAAGCGTTAGAAAATTCTGGCTCAATAGATTGTGATACTTGACCGAGAATAAAGCTTGATGATTTGGTAGGAGCAATAGCCATTGTTGTGGTATTACGCATTCCGTAGCCTTCAAGTAGTTCTGGTTCACCTAAAGTTTTAGCCATTTCGCGTGACGCTTGATAAGAACGTTCCTGCATCGTTTTAGCAATCTCAATGTTTAACTGCGCAGCTTCTTTTGATTCAAAGGAAATCATTTTAGATTGTAGATGCGAATGCCAGCCCAAGATACCAGCACCAAGTGCACGATGTTTCATAGCAAAATCGCGAGCACGTTTCATATAGATTTGCCCTTCAGTTTTGCGAACAAACTCTTCGCACACTGTATCAAGGAACATTGTTAGTACCTCAATTGCGTCTGTTTCTTTAATTTCATCCCAATGCAAAACGTTAAGAGATGATAACACACATGTAAATGTTTCCTCGTGTGAAGATGGTAGCGCAATCTCAGCACACATATTCGAAGCGTGTACTCTCATATCCTTATCTTTGTATACCTGAGGTCGACCGTCGTTTACATTGTCTGAAAATAAGATATAAGGGAAACCAATTTCAGAACGACGCTGTAGTACCTTTGCCCATAGTCTACGCTTATCAGGATCGCCAGCTCTCATTTCATCAATGAATTTATTACTAACATTGATACCTGTTGTTAACCCTTGGATAGGATTACCCTCTGTACCAATATCCAAAAACTCATCAGCATCAGGATGTTCAATGTCTTGGTAAGCAGCAAAGAAACCACGACGTACTGAACCTTGAGATACAACTGACGCCAATGTATCATACATTTGCATAAAATGGACAGAACCAGAAGACTCTCCTTGATCGCGAATAGGCGCTCCTCGTTCGCGAATGGCACCAAAATAACCTGAAGTGCCTCCGCCATTTTTCATTAACATGCCGTTCTCAGCGTGACCAAACAAAATAGCTTGCATACTATCATCAATGAATGAGCCAAAGCATGATACTGGAAGTCCACGTTCTTTGGCGTAGTTAGCCCAAATCGGAGAGGCCAATGAATAAAATCCACGGCTCATGTAATCATAAAACTTATCAGCAAACCCGTCGTATGCGGCTTCGTCTGCTTTAGTTTTTGCCATATCCTTAAGGTACCATTCAGCTTTATCAGCAATGACGCGGATGCGGTCTTGTGGCTTTTCTTTTTCTTCTAAATAACCTCGTGACAAAAATGTCTTGGAGTCATCATTTAGCCAATAGAATTTTTTGTATTTTCTCATAATATATCTTTCTAGAACAAGTCATCTTCGGTGAATGCTTTGGTTTTCTTTGAATAAGCGGTTGAGCGCTTGACGAAAAAGTCAACATTTTTAGTACTTAGAATTTCTTCTACAAACCAGTCAGTGCTTGCTACCGCCACTTCGTCTACCTCGTAGATAGGCTTCATGTCGATTGCTTTTAATGACTGGTTAAAACGGTGTTTAAGAAATTCTTTTACTGTTGCCTTTGGTAAAAAGTCTAAATCGTGGTCGGCATAAATCCAATCAACAATAGCAGACTCTGCTTTAAATGCTTCGCGACAGAGACGATTAACTTCTGCGTTACTATCTTTATCGAACCAGTCTGGGTTTTCTTCTCTAATAATATTCACCAGTTCAAACCCAAAACGAGCGTGAATATCTTCTTCTTTTGATGTTGCCTCAACGGCGTTTGAAATACCTTTGAGTACATTCTTATGCTTATTGAAAGCCATCATAATAAGGAATTGGCTGAACAATGAAACGTTTTCTACAAACATAGAGAATAGAATAATTTTGTGGAAATAATCTTTATCATCTACAGGTGTACCAATTGATTGCTCAAGGTAAGCAATACGCTTTTTCATAGCTGGTACTTCAACAACTTTTTCGAACTCTTCATTAAGGCCCATAATTTCAATTAGATTTGAATATGCGTCGGCATGACGTACTTCTGATTCACCAAACGTAATACCAACAGCAGCTACTTCTGGTTTAGGGAAGCGATCACCAATCTTAGCCCAAAACGTTTTAACCGCAACTTCAATCTGAGAAATAGCTAACATTGCTTTCTTTACGATTTCAACTTCAGGTTCTGACATTTTAACTTTCATATCTTGGATATCTGAAGAGTAATTGAACTCTGTATGTACCCAATATGAATGGCGGATAGCATCTGTAAATTCTACAAGTTGCGGGTATTCGTATGGCTTGAGGCTTGTGCGCTTACGAAAAATGTCTGGCTTATTATTGAAACGAAAGAGAATATATTCGCGTGCGAGATCGTGCAATCCCATATCCATAATCACATTTTCTACAGTTTTGTGTATTGTATCTACGCTAACAATAACATCGTCTACGTCTTGGTTAATAACATCTACTACCTCAGTAGAAATCTCATCTGAGAGATTTTTACTTCTAATTCCAATACTTTTCATTGCCTTTTCTACGGCTGCTGCAATTTTTGTTTTGTCAAAATCTTTAGTAGTACCGTCACGTTTAGTAACATAACTAACCGTCCTTGGTTGCAATTCTACAATATTAGAAATTTGTTGTGCGTTATCAAACATCATCGTCGGCCTCTTTGTTAAATGTGTAAAGTATATCTTAGTACCAAAAGGCACTTTGAAAGTAACTTAAATGGATTTACCGTTGGCACATTCAGTCAACTGGTAGCTTTATTTATTAGCTATAATACTACATGTTGCCTAAAATGTCAACAAAAAGATAGTTATTACGAGTATTCTTATGTATACTTAAACTGCCATAGGCGCTTTAATTGAATTCATTGGGTTATAGTTTAAAAGTGTATATTCGCTAGGTTTAGTCAACAATAACTCATCTAATGTCTTGAACTTTGGCATTAACAACGTTGGACCTTGCTGAGGCTTTCTTGCAATCTGCTCTTTAACTTGTTCAAAGTGATTTTGATATATATGACAATCCCCACCAGTCCAGACAAACTCGCCTACTTCAAGTCCACAAATTTGTGCTAACATGTGAGTTAATAGAGAATAGCTTGCAATGTTAAATGGCACGCCAAGAAACATATCGGCACTACGTTGATAGAGTTGGCACGATAGTACACCATTCATTACACGAAATTGAGCTAGTGTATGACAAGGAGGAAGTGCCATTTGACTAATTTGATTTGGGTTCCACGCACTCAGAATAAGTCTACGGCTATCAGGGTTCTCTTTAATCTCATTGATAAGCCATTCGATTTGGTCAACACCATCCAGTTGCTGACATCCGTCAAAGTTACGCCACTGATAGCCGTATACTGGTCCAAGCTCCTTAGCCGTGTCATTGTTTTCGTATCCAAGTGCGATACCTTGTGCATTAGCATTTGCAGTCCAAATAGTGTTTTTGTCTGCTAGTTCATTGCGATCTTTTTCAAAAGTGCGTTCAGCAAGTCTGCGCTCGTCTGTCGAACCTTCTAAAAACCACAGTAGTTCACCTACAACTGATCTCCAAGCAAGTTTTTTGGTAGTAACTGCCGGAAATTCTTCTTGAAGATTAAAGCGCATTTGATAACCAAACACAGTACGAGTACCAACACCAGTTCGATCTGAAACATCTTGTCCATTATCTAAAATGTATTGGAGTGCATCTAAATATTGTTTCATAATTTTCTCCACTTATCAATCCACAGGTCGCCTTCTTTCTGGCTGCCGTAGTGGCTGCTGTATAGTTCATAGGATAATTCGATAGCTGTTCTTGGTAAAAATGTATCACAATTGTATTCACCAGGAATACGACTTAACCAAATTTCGTCAATAATACTCAAGCTATTAGAAACTAATTGAGCGCCGCCAATAATCCAAACGTTTTCAACCATATCGATAGTAACGCAACGAGACTTATAAATGTCAGGACGTAAGACTTCTACACCATCTTGAGTTTTCATTTTAGAAGATACTACAACGTTATGCCTATTAGGCAAAGGTTTAAAAGGTAGACTATCCCAGGTAGACCTACCCATAACGATAGTAGAATCTAATGTATTTTCTTTAAACCATGCTAAATCTGCTGGGTTATGAGGCCAAGGTAGATCTCCACCTTTACCAATTCCCCACTCTTCGTCGCATGCTAATATAGCTCTAATCACGTTTTTCTCCATGCTGTAAATTTTAATTGTGCTTGTAAACCTTGATGAGTATTATCTTCAATTAGCTTTTCAACATTTACCCCAGCAAGATGCATATCATTTATATCTTTACCAGGAACGTTTGATGGCCAAATACAAATCTTATAACCGTTTTTAATTACCTTTTCCATGCGATTACATATTTCTTTATTCCTAGGCTCTGCATCGAATACGTAAATGGCATTTTCATTTGCTGAATTACCATTACCTTCAGCACCATTCATAGCAATAGAATTTTCTAGAAACATGCTATCAATTGCACCTTCTACGACGTAATATGGTTCATTTAAATTAACTTTGTCAAGTCCAAATATTTTTGGTCTATCCTCAAACATAATAATTATATATCTAAGTCCGTTAGGATCAAAACTACGGGCAGAAACACCAAAACATTTACCATTTTCATCTAGAAAAGGTATTACTAGACGAGGTTCATCCTTACCAATATTCTCAAATTTGTCTGGAATAATGCTGTTAATCCAAGTTTTGAACTTTTGTGCATAGTATAAACGATAATGATGCTGAGGGGGTATTTTGCGTTTTTGGATATATCTTTTAACAGCGTGATCGTGCTTGAGCTGACTTACTTTTTTAATTTTAGAAAGTGGATTAACTTTATTAAACACAGGGGCTTTAGTCTTAAACTGACTATCATCTGGTTCTTTAGTATCTTTAATTGTATTATTGGCTTTGCCTACAAACTTATCTGCAACATAATCGTTATAAAGTTGGAGGTCTTGACCCTTTAGAAAGTAGCTGAACCCTTGTGACGTTCCACAGTTATGGCAATAAAAGGAAAACTTGTTATCCCTTTCTAGTAGCCATCCACGTGCCTTAGAACGTGACTTTTGAGAGTCGCCACATATAGGGCAACGAAAATTAATCTTATAAGGATTTGTGTTTCTTATTTTAAAGTTATCTAGTCGACCAGAAAGCATCTGGGCATACTGGATATCGACAAAATCTACCATTGTATAAAATTTCCATAGTTTGCATAGATCTATATTATAACAGATCTAGTAAACTGTCAACCAAATAATCCCGGCCAATTTATTCTTGCCACTAGAATAAGGACTACAGCGCCCATGCCCATCATATAATACTTCCAGTTTTCAAGACCATTGACTTTTTTAGACTGTTCGTTCAACCGGCCGTGCATTGATTTTTCTAATAATTCTAATCTATCGAGTATTTCTTTATTATTTTTAGCGCGCTTTTCGGCGTTATGTTCTGCAAGTCTTTCGTGGTCTGCACGAGACGACCTTCTATATTCTTCTAGACGGTCACTAATAATGTTTATTTTTACTTCTTCAGAACGTTTGTTATCTTCAAAAATCTTTTCTACGTCTTCTAACTTGTTTTTCGTAAAATCTAAAACTTCGTTTTGAACTGCAACCATTTTTGAAAGCTCAGACATTTGGTCAATAGAAGTTTCTACTTTTCCAAAAAATTTTTGTATTTGTTGGATATCTTTTTGGATTAATCGAATATCCGTTTCCCAGTTGTTTTCTGACAAGTTATTATTTCCTTAATACTCTTTTGTCTATATAGTGCATTACAAAAACAATATTACTTTAGTCTATTTATATTAATTTTGGCTGGGATTTGCTATTTCTTCTTTTGGTTTTACCGCCTTTTCGTAATATAAGATTATCTCACCCTGTTGGTTGATGTATCTTCTGAGCTCGGCGATATTTAAAGAAAGGTTTTCATAGTCTTTTATACTCAAAGCAATAAATGCTTTATTGCCGTTTACCGCTTCAAACTCTGAAAGAAACTCGTCAATATTTTGCTCGTTAACAACATAAATGCGAGTGTCAGTTAAGTTAATCGGTTTCGGTCGTGTTACTGTCGGGACTGTTGTCTGTTGGATCTCTGTCACTACTTGGATCTCTGGCTCCGGCCGAAGGCTCGCGCAACCAGCTAGGAAGGGGATCGTCACCAGTACCACCAGTGTCTTGTTCAAGTTCACGCCATAAGTTTGCAGTAGCGCCATTCATTTTTCCTTCAAGTATACTCGGCTTAGATAGTGCCAAAGCCGTTAAATTATGTCTTTGTAGTTTGCCGCGAAGATCATCTCCGTAAGCTTCTGCTTTCTGCAAGTCTGTTTGGAGTTGATTGTTTAACTCGGCTAGTTTAGCTGCGTTTTCTTGTAATGTAGCAATACTTGCCTCAGCGGTAGCTACAGCCACTTCCATCTTTGCGACGTTTGAACGCGCAGTTTCAAGATCTGACTGTAGCTTTTGGATGTAAAAATATCCACCACCGCCGGCGGCAAGTACAGTTATAAGTAAAGCAACTTTAATTGAAGCAAACATAACACACTTTTAACTATTTGCAGTTTTGTGCGTACAATTCTTCAAACTTTTCTTTTGTGCAACCATATTTTTCATTGCATTTTTTGTACATTTCGTTTTTTGCACAAGCTGACGCGTGAAGTTTTTTCATTTCGCTGACACATGCTTTTTCGTCGAGTTCATCCTCGTCGTCATCATCGTCGTCATCGCCATCTTCATCCTCGTCGTCATCTTCATCCTCGTCGTCATCTTCTTCTTTCATGGCCTTTTTATACTTTTCTTCTAAAGCGGCCTCAATACGAGCTTGCATTTCTTCTTGAAATGCTTCTTTCATCT